CCCCTGGTCGATCTTGCCGTCGGTGACGGCCTTGAGAACGATGTCCAGCGCCGACTTTTCCGCATCGCCGCCGTCCTCGGACGCGTCCGCCGCGGGCGCGGCCAGGCCCTTCATCATCAGGATGGGGAAGCCGTTCGCGCCCTGGCCGACGCCCTTGATGCTCTGCACCTCGATGGCCTCGAACTCGGTGAGCTCCACGTCGCCGTCAAGCAGGTCCATGACTAGTCCCTCAGATTCGCGATCGCATCGGCGGTCGGCTTCCGCCGCTTCGCCTTGCCCTCGACGGACACCCCGCCGATCTTGCCGCTCTTGATCAGCTCCCACGCCTCCGGCGTCCAGATGAACCCGGCCAGCCAGTCACCCGCCTTGATGACCTGCTCAGACCCGTCCGCCGCCTTCAGCGTCCAGTCCGGCCCCGGGTAGATGTAGGACTCGACCGGCTCGGCCGCGCCGTCCTGCATCAGGGTCGCGCCCGCCGCGGCGGCCTGCTCGGGCGTGTGGAACGCGCCCACCGCGCGGTAGTTGCGCATCCAGTTCCACGCCGCCTCCTGGACGACGGCCTTGCTGGCGAAGTCGCGGTGGCCGTCCAGGGCCTTGCCAATGTCCGCCTTGTCGGCCGGGTAGACGACATGCAGCGTGTAGCGGCGCTCGTCCTCGGACTTGACCAGGCGCGTCCAGGTGGTCTCGCCGTCCCAGGTGGCCTTAGCCGCTGGCTGGCCGCCTGTCTCGACGGTCACCGTCCCGTCAGGCTTCACTGTGGTCGTTGCCATCGCTGCCTCCTGTCGCTGCGGTGACGTGCTGCTTGAGTTCCTCGTGGTGCCGCTGGCGCTGCCTGGCGGCCTTGACGTGGCTGATGGCGACGGCGGCGAGGGTGATCGCCGACGGCGCGAACATGTTCGGCCACATCGGGCCCCACAGGTGCACGTTCAGCCAGGTGATCATGCCGGCTCCAGGACGGGCAGCTCAGCGCACCGGCAGCGCGGGTGCAGCGGCACCAGCGGAGGGGAGCCGAGCGGGTGCGCGCCGAGATCCCGCGCCGCCTCGCAGACAGGGCACACCTTGGCGTCTTCCGCAGTCGACACTTCGACCTCAGTCCGCCCGGTCTCCGCGTACACCTGCCGTGCCGCGGTCGCCTGCGCCCTGGCGATCTCCGCCTGCGCCACCAGCTCAGCGCGGTCCGGGTTGTCGAGCACGGCCTTCAGCCGCTGCGCGAGATCCTGCACCGACAGGAACGGCGGCAGCGGCCCCGTCGCCTCCCGGGTGATCTCCTCCGACCGCAGCGTCTCCTCCAGCACCGCCGACAGCTCCTCCAGCCGCGAGTCGCTGATCGACTTGATCTTGATGCCCGCCTCGTCCAGCAGCTGCCGCAGCCCCGGGCCCGCGATCTGCTCGGCCGCCGCGTAGTCGCCGGGCGTCCAGCCGCCCCAGTCGACGTCCGCCAGGTCCCCGGCGATCTTGCGCGCCGAGCGGGTGCCGAGCACCCACGCCTCCGTCCACAGCCTGGCCAGGACGGTCCGCAGCGCCCGCTGGACGGCCTGCGAGGCGCGGGCCAGGAACGCGGACAGCGCCGGGTCGAGCGCCTTGCTGACCGCCTTCGGGTGCAGCGCCGCCCACGCCTCCGCCAGCCTGCCCGTGTCGATGCTGGCCGCCAGCGCCTCGCGGATCTGCGGCGCGTACACGCTCACCAACTCCCGGTCCCGCTGCCAGCCGGGCCACGCCTGCTTGACGCCAGGACTTTTGGGCCGGCATCATCCGCCTTGAACACGACCCGCGGGTCGCCCGCGAACTGCGGCGCGTCAGTGGCCGTCAGCGCCTTGCAGGCGAACGGGCGCGGCGGGGACGGATGCCTCGCCGTCCACTTCCGCAGCGCCGCCAGCTCGAGCGCCTTGGACACGGGCGGGCCCTCGTCGCCCTGATCCTCTCCGCCGTGCTCCTGGGCTCCCGGCACCCGGGCTGGCGGCAGTGCGGCAGGCTGGATCAGCATCCCGGGCGGCGCGGTCTGTGACGATTTCTCAAGGAACACCACGCCGCGATCCAGCTGCAGCATGGGCATGTCCGCTTCAGGGAAGTCGTACGGCGGCTCGCCGCGGCGCGCATTGTCCTGGTTGAGCGTCATCCGGCCTGACGCGACGCGGTTCTGCGCCACCGCGTCGGCCGCCGCCTCGTCCTCGGATTCCAGGCCCAGCACCTGCACGGCCAGCACCGGCGGCATCCTGTTGTGCCGCACCATCAGCCGCGTCGCCATCCTGCCCAGCCAGTCCGCGTCCGGCCTGCGCGTCTGCCGGTTGAGGATGTCCTCTTCGCCCTCGTGGAACGACGCCCCCAAAGCGCCCGCCTCGGTGAAGCCGACCTCGCTGGCGGGCAGGCCGAAGTCCCCCGCGATCAGCTTGATCATGAACAGGTCCATGTCCGGCTTGTACCGCTCGGCGACCTCAGCGGGCAGGACCGCTTTCGTGCCGGGCGGCAGCAGCGACCACGCCAGCCGCGCGGCCGTGTCGCCGGACAGCTTGTCGTTCAGCGACACGAGATGGTCTTCCCACTCCTGCACCGACCAGTCGATCGCGTTGTCGGTCTCCAGCAGCGCCCCGGTGACGCCCTCGGTGTACTCCGAGTGCAGCCACCGCATCCGCTGCATCCACAGCAGCCCGTCGAGCAGCGCGATCTCCGTCGCCGACATGCCGTAGGGCGTCTTCGGCCTGATGACGGTCCGCTCGTACAGCAGCTGGTCGGACGTCATGCCGCCGGGCACCATCGACTGGCCGCCCACGTCCACCGTGTCCGCGACGAACTCGCCGCGGGGGAAGCCCCACAGGACCTGCTGCGCGAACGGCGCCGGGGGCAGCGGGCGGCCGCCGTACTCGTCCAGCAGCGGCTTGATCGTGGACCCGTCGAGGACCTCGAACGCGTACTGGTCACCGCCGAGGGTCTGCCGCGGGTAGACGACCGTCGCGTCGTAGACGAGCCGGTTCTCCATCAGCTGCCGCGTCCACGCGCCCCAGTTGTAGCCGTTCTTGCGGTCCGGCTCCTGCAGCCAGTCGGTGCAGCGGGCGATGTCGGCGGTGTACTTCTCCCGCAGCGACGCCTCGACGTCTTTCTCGTGCTCGCCGGACAGGGCCGCCTCGCGGGCGACGGCCTTCGGGTCGACGGAGATGACGAAATCGAGGTCGCAGACGGACTTGCGGCGCTCGATGCACTTGCGGAACAGCGGCATGTCGGCGGCGTCGGACAGCACCCGCCACGGCACGAACGGCGCCGTGTTCAGGTTCAGGTTCGTGCTGATCGGCAGCTCGAACAGGCGCGGCTCCGCGCGGCCCGTCTGCGGCCTGGGCCGGTTGATCGGGCTGGGCCGCAGCGGGGTGCCGGGGCCGAACGGGTCGGTCGCCCACTGCGGCGGCCTCGGCAGCGGGTTCGCGAGGGCGGCACGCGACTGGGCGGCCAGCACGGCGGTCAGCTGGTCACCGGACAGGGTGACGCCGCCCGGGTTGGCGGGGACGCGTGCCTTGACGGCGACGGCGCGATTACGGGCACGCGACCGCCTCGACATCGCCTACTCGCCGGGCTCGAAGTGCGCCCAGCACACCGGCCCGCGCCCGGGGTCGGCGGTGAACGACATGCTGACCTTGACCTCGGGCTTGTCCGGCGGCGGCTCGGCGGCGCGCAGCGCGTTCTCCCGCGCGACCTCGTAGTCCCGCTCGGCCCGCTTGACCTCCCTGGCGCACACGACGCACGCGGGCTGCTCCTGCTGGTCGACCAGCCGCTGCAGCACCGGGGCGAGCAGCTGCGCCACGTGCACCGCGACGGCCTGCCCGATCACCTGCGCCAGGTTGTGCGCCGCGACGTCAGGGGACGGCGGCACGTCCTGCCCGGTGGCGGAGAACGCGGCCGGGATCGTGCCTGCTTGGCGACGCGTGTTACTCAACGGGCTCCCTGGTTATCCCTGTGAGTGATGCACACAGTATGGACCATTGCCGCGCGGAATGGCATTACCTGAGCTTCCCACTCGTCAGCGCCGTCCAGTACGCCCCCTGCGCGTCCTTCGGCACGTAGTAGGCCAGCAGCAGCGCGTCGGCGTCGTCGGGGCTCTTGCCGCCGGTGCGCTGCTTGGTCTCTTCCTTCCGCTCAACCTGGTTGCGCCCCGCCGTGTCCGGCTTCCACCTGGGCATGACGAGCTCGCCGAGCAGCTTGTCGGCGCCCTCGGCCACGGACAGGTCCCATGCCTGCTGCTCGGACAGCTCGCGCGCCATCCACCACAGCTCCGACCGCAGCGTCGGGAACCGCTGCTTGTCGTGCGGCTCGCTGCTGACCTTGACGATGTGGACCTGGCAGTCGCGGCCGATGTCGCCGCGGGCGATCCGGCCGCGCACGTCACCCGCGATGCCCCATCCGACGCCGATCCCGTCGACCTTGACCGACGTGGCGCCTGTCTCGCGGATGGCGTGCATGATCAGGCTGACGGCCTGTTCCGGCTCCGGCGTCCGCTGCGCCCACCTCCGGCCGGCGCGCATGCCGCAGCGCTCGCGCACGACAGTGAGGTCTCCGCCCCCGCCGACGTCGACGCCGAGCTCGACGGGCACCAGTTCGCTGACGGCGCGCGGCTCGGCGATCCGGCAGGCGAGCAGCGCAGCCAGGGGAACGACCTGCTGCGGATGGTCGCTGGGGAACTCGGCAAGCACCTTGGAGATGTAGAACGGGTTGTCGGTCCCCCACTCGTCGCGGCGGTCAGCCTCCCATGCCTTCGTCACCAGGGCGGCGGCGACCTCGCGCGGCACCGGCTCGTCGGTGAAGTTCGGGGAGTCGAACACGCCGATCTTCTGCCGCTCCCACCCGGGGTGGCCTGGCGTGCACACCTTCGCGAAGTGCGAATCCGCGTTGTCCGGGTTGCCGATCGCCAGGATGCGGCTGTTGTCGGTGGTGGTGATCGTCTCCGCTGCCGTCCACAGCCATTCGGGCAGGCCGCCTGCCTCGTCGAGGATGACCAGGACGCCGCCGGAGCGGTGGATGCCCTGGAACGTCGACGGGTCGAAGTCGCTGCCCGCAGCGGCGTCCGGCGGCTTGCGGCCGAAGCCGACCAGCCTGCCGCCGATCTTCCAGCGGTCGTCCTGGCCGATGTTGCCGGCCAGCTTCATGCGGCCGTGCAGCCCGCGGATCTCCTCCCACAAGATCGCGTGGACCTGGTCCTTGGACGGGGCGGTCGAGACGACGATGCCGCCGGGGTGCGTATCCACCCACCATGCGGCCAGCCCTGCCGCGGTGAAGCTTTTGCCTACTGCGTGACCCGCCCGGACGGCGGTGCGCTTGTGGTTCTCGACAGATTCGGCGATGGCCCGCTGTGCCGACCACCAGTGGATGCCGTTGTCGGCGGCCCACTGGACGGCGGGTTTCGGCGGCGCGCTGACCCGGCGGAGCGACGTGCGGGTTTCCGATACCAGCACGGCGCGGGCGGTTCTCACGCTCCGAGCATGACGGCCTGGCGCTCAAGCTCGGCGTCAGCCGCGGCAAGTGCCGCCTCCCGCTGGCCCTCGTCGAGGCTGAGCGTGTCGAGGACGGCGAGGACGACGGCCGTGATGATCTCGGCGCGGGCCTGCGCGAGGTCGACGAGGCGCTCGTCGAGCCCGGCGCGGATCAGCGCGATCGACAGCTGACCGAGGTCGGTCAGCGCGCGCTGATAGGCGGGCAGCTCGGCGCGGACCTGCTCTCCGCCTTTCTCGTGCTCGTAGCGGAGGTCATCGTCGGAGATGGTGTCGACGGCCGCGCGGAGGCGCTGCGCGAGGCTCCGGGCCTGCCGCATCGCGGCAGCCGCACCTTCGTAGGGGTCTTCAGGATCGAGGACTATGCCGACGCGGGCGGCGAGGCGTTCAGCCTTCGCCAGCGCCGCCCGCTGTTCGGCCTTCGATGCCACTTGCGGCGCAGTGCCGCCATGCGTCGCGCAGACGATGCCGCCCGGGACAGCGCGGCGCTGGCACTGCTCGCCTGTCGTCTTGGCCGTGGCCCTGCATCGAGGGCGCTGGTGTCCGGGCATGGCTCATGCGCGCGCGCGCGCCCTGAGGTCGCTTACGCCTGGCCCGCGACCTGCGGCCCGGACGGGACAGGCTGCGGCTCCCCGGCCACGACCGGTGCCGGTGCCGGGACGAGCGCCTTCAGCATGGTGCCGACGATGCCGAGCAGCGGCCCGGCGCCCTCGGAGACGGCCAGGCCGTGGAGCACGCTGAACACCTCGGCGCCTTCGGGGGTGGCGCGGATCTCCTCGACCTTGCCGTACGCCTCGGCGTCGATGTGCTCGAGCGTGGCGGTGATGCCGCTGATGCCGTTCCTGAGGTCTTCTACCCAGCTCACTGATTCCTCCTGCGGTGTCGGTTCGATGGTAGCGGTCGCCGCGGCCGGTGCCGCGGACGTGTCGGGGTACGGGTTCTCGCGGCGGAACCAGTCGCTGACGGTTTCCTCGGCGTGCCCGATGTCGCCCCAGACGGCCTGGGCGGCTTCGCGTGCGATGTTGACCATGGTCAGTCCTCCTCGGTGTCGCCTGGGTCGTACGTGAGCCCGTACAGGCCGTCGCGGCGGATGACGATGCCGGGCCAGACGCCTTTGCGGCGCAGGGCGTCGACGCGCTGCTGGGCGCGGTCGAAGGTGCCGTAGACGCCCATGTCAGGTGTCCTCCTCGTTGTCGCCGGGCCACGCTTCGTCCTCCTCGTCGTCGTCGCCCGGCCAGGACGCGGCGGCAATCGCGGGCGGCACGATATGCGTCTTGTACCGCGACTTCGCCAGCGTCCGCGCCTGCTCTTCGGTGACGGGCGTGAGGCAGTAGACGGATTCAGGCCCGTAGTACTGGACGGCTTCAGGCTCGGTGTCGATGCGGTCGACCTGGACCATGGCGCGGCCGAACAGGGTCGCCTCGGTGACGCGGCCGATGGCCTGGCGGTGGCCCATCAGCTCGACCACAGCCCACTGCGCGGGCGCTTCCGGCTGCTCGGTCACGACCGCCCCTCCGCGTCCGGGATGGCGAGGCCGCGCAGCTGCCCGGCGAGGTGCTCAGTGCCGGAGGTCGCGACGGCGGGCCCGGCCTTGCGTGCGGTCAGCTTGTCAAGCCGGGCGTACTTCTCGGCGGTGGTGTGGCCGTCCCATTCGTCCAGGCCAACGTGCACGTGGCCGAACAGGTCGAGGTCGCGGTACCCGATGTGCCAGGTCATCTGCTCGGGTGTGGCTACGTAGACGATCGCCCAGCCTTCGGCGTCGGGTGCCGGGCCGATGCAGGACGGGTAGGCCGCCGCGAGGTAGGCGACCAGGTGGGCGCGCTCGCGGTAGACGGCGTTTAGCTGCTCGCGCAGCTCGCCCGCCTCGCCGAGCGCCTCGTCGCGTGCGCGTTCGGCGGCGGTCAGGAGGTCGGCCAGGCCGGGCGCGGCGCGCAGCTCGTTCACCTCGTGCAGCAGGTCCGCGGTGCGCTCGTGCGCCCGGTCCGCTGGCGTGCGCCGCCCGCTTGTTTTCCCGCTCATGTTTTACCCTTTCAGCCGGGACGGGACTTTCCCGTCGTACCAGAGTTTGTTTTCGTGCTTTATGTACTCGCTTTTCTGCCATTCGGTTATGCGGCATTCAGTGAAGCGGTCGCGGAGGTCGTCTATCCGCTTCCCGTGCTCGCTCCTGCTGGCGGCCTTCCTCAGCCAGGGACAGGATTCGGATTCGGCCCAGTGACCGGAATTGCCGCAGCGGAAGCAAGTGCCGTTGAATCCGCCAATTCGCGTTTCGTCAATTTCTGTGGACAACTCGGCCTCCTTCCACGGTGACCACTGAGCTACGGAACCGTCGTCATGGTTTGGGTCTATGGGTTGGGTCTTGGTAGGGGTGATGTGAAATGAGATCACATGATCCTGCGCTCATTTCAGGTGTTCCCGTCGTACAGATCATGTGTTCCTAGATCATGTGATCTGAGTTCAGGTGATCAAAGGGGGTTATCCACAGCCTCGCCCCAGTCCGGGTCGAGCATCGGAACACGCCACAATACGTCGTCCGGAATGGTCAGCCGGTACACGTCCGCCATTCCCCTGCGGCCCTGCTTTTTCCCTTCCGAATAGCGCCATATCAGATCCCATTCCCTCATCTGGGCAAGTGCGCCGATTACCGTGCGGCCGGTCATGCCGCACACCTTCGCGAGCAGTTCCGTGCCGGGCCGTATTTCCGCGCCCGTCTCGTAGTCCGCGAAATGCGCGCAGAATGAGCCCACGCATTTCACCGACGGGGGAGCGATGACGCGCGCCCATACCTGCATCCACTCGCGCGGGCCGATCGAGATCAGTCCCTGCGGCGGGTCGGGTGGCTTGCGCACTCACGTGGTCCACTTCTCCTAGTGCTGACTGGGGTACTGGTCGAACCAGAGACTCTTACGGAGATTGGGCTTCCAGTGGACCGCGCAGCCCGCCTCCCTTGCCTGATGCGTGATTCGGATGACCCAATCGGGATCGGGGTCGAACGCAGCCACGGTGCAGTCCGGCTGCCGCGTCTCGGTCTGGGCGCCGATGACCACCCAGTCGAACATCGACAGGTCGGTGAACTCCAGCGGCTCGCGCAGCGGCTCCAGCGACAGCCACTTCACGGCTGCGCCCCGGATCTCCCTGAATGCGTTCTCAGCGATGCGGACGCGCTTCTGCTCATCCACTGACGTGCCGACCCACGCGCCGCGCGGGACGTCCAGGCCGGCGTAGCGGGCCGGGAACTTGGTGAGCAGGATGTACTGCCATTGCGGGCTGGCCAGCATGGATTCGTGGACCATCTTGACCCACGGGTCCGGCACCCACCGGCCGTAGAGGTCAGCCATCGAGCAGACGAACACGCGGCGCCAGGCGGGGTCGTCGCGGTGCGCGGCGGGGATGGTGGTGTTGGCGGGCGCGTCCAGGCGCTCATGATGGAACAGCGGCGTGAATCCGGCCGGATAGGCGTCGGTCCAGCGTGCCGCTATCTCGCGGGCGTAGCAGTAGTCACAGCCGTGGAGGCAGCCGGTGACGGGATTCCATGACCATTTCGCCCACGAGATGCCCTCACCTTCGGTCTGGTTGAACGCCGGCTTTCCCTGCGGCTTCGGGTAGGGGACTTCGCGGCCGTCGTGAGTGTGCAGGGTGAGCATCACCGGCTGCGGGCGCGGCGGCGTCGGGGCAGG